GAACCACCACGCTGAATCCGGCCTGCTTAAGCTGTGCAATATCGGTGGCGCTGGCGTTATTGGACTTGCGTGAATCGCCGGAAGCATCCGGATAGATATAAATCTGCCTGGAGGCAACATAGCGTCCGCCCTCGTAGCGCCAGAACTCTTCCTGGATACGCTTTATCATGGCCGGCGTGTCATAAACTTTTATCAATTCGCGTACCGCGCGCGGCTCGCCATTTCGAAGCACGTGGACGATGGCCGCCATTTTGCCTACGTTAAAGTCCATGCCGATATAGAGCGGTTCGCCTGCCTGTTCTTCATCAGTACAGTTATTCAGTCGTCGATCGAATTGGTGATAGATGGTGCCGCTGGTCAGGTTGGTGAAGCGCCCCCTCAGATACGCCTTAATCAACTCCGGCGGGTAGGAATTCATCAGCGAAGGGATGTAATCCGCGGGCAGGTTCTTCGCATTGTCAAACGTGCTGGCCTGTATCAGACCGTACAGGGCTGAGAGCTCTGGCTTTTCACGTACTGCCTTCACGAATTGCTGGTAAACGAATTTGAACCCCTCCGGCGTTGTCGTAACGTCAATACCGTTACGCAGCCCATCCACCTTGTAACGCATACGGGCGATGATTTTTCGCCAGGCTTGCTGCGCTTTGGCAGCCGCCATGACATCCAGCTCATCCACCATCGCGTTACCGATTTTGAAACCAACTATCGAGCCGGGTTTCTCCATCGAACGGCAGATTGTGGTCCCGCGGAACCGTCGCCCCTCGTAGAAGTGAACCTCTTTGTTCCCCTCATTGATTTTGACGCTCAGCCCCCAGTCAAAGGCCACCTCTTCGATAGTCGGGTAGAAGATGTCACGAATCTGCGGGTAGGTCGGCGCGAAATAACCCTGGTTGATTTTCGGGTGTTCCCACATCCCTTTGCAGATGCCGCCACAACCCACCCACGTTTTACCGGAACCGAACCCGGCAACGTAGGCTTTAAACTTGTGCTCCATCGCGAGGAAGCGAGCCTGTGGGATGTTAAGTGTCGGGCTGATCCCCATCTTCTTCCCTCGCATCCACTACGTTGATATTGATCTGTACTGGTGTTGGTTCGTCATCATCACCATCACCGGCCAGCTCTTTGCGGAGTTTTTCAATCTCCAGCTGCCGGCGGTCGATTTCGATTTGCTGGAGGCGCTGCGCGAATTCGCTATCGGCCAGGCCCAGGCGCTTCATTACGGCTTCGTACATCCGTTCGCGGCTGATTGCCGTTATCTCGACACCATTCTTCCCCAGCTTGACGCCGGAATATGCCAAAGCAGCGTCAGGGGAGAGTTTCCTGGTATCAGCGAAGTAAGGCTGGCCTATTCCGTCACCATTGCAGCGCGGGCAGGCAGGGTTCGGCTCTTGGGTGTGGTCATATCCATAGCCGCCCACGTCGACTGGCTCACGCTTGTCGCGTTCTTTAGCTTCCAGCCGCTTCTCTTCAAACTCCACAGCATCGCGCCACTGATATTGATGGCCAAAGCCCCAGCAGTAACGGCACGCACCGCGGCGATATTGTGAAAGCTGATTTGCATCGAAGGTGGCGAGCTGCCACATCTGCGCGAGCACCTCATCGGCACTGCCAAGCGTGCGCGCAATAGAGGCTTTCTGCTGCCGCGCAATGGCCTGGGCAACGTTAGGATTCGTTATGAGCTGGCGACCGTAGTTTGGGTCACTATAACCAGCACGTGCAGCGGCAGCGGTGGCGTTGTTGTCCTTCAGGTATTCCGCGACAAATAAGCGCTGCTGAGCGGTAAGTCCATCATCATCCACCAGCTCATTTGCGCTTTTATCTTTCTGCGCAGTGCGCATTTTTTTCTGCGCAGGTTTTTGCGCAGTTTGCGCAGAAGGTTTTTTGATATATCGACGTGCGGTAGCGTAGTTCAGTCCCTGCGCTTCACACCATTCTTTTGGTGATACGCCGGTTGCGGCATGTTCGGACAGGAACCGTTGCTGAAGCTCGCCCCAGTCCGGTTTTGCCATTGCTTACTCCAATAAAAAAACCGCCCTGAGGCGGTTAAACTTTGTTGAATGCTACGCACTGTATCCAGAGGTTTTCTCGGAGCCCCTGTTTCTCAGCCATTAAGGACTCGAATATTTCACCTGAGGATTGTCCACCATCGCAACTGTAGACTTCACCATACGAATACGCTGGTAAGTGCTCCCATGTGGTTGCATCGTAAGCATTCCATGAAAAAAACCACTGCTCTTTCTCTTCCATAACCCCTCCATATGACGAGGAGTTATTGTGCATTATCACAGGCACTCAGTGAATGCCTGCTGTAATGCCTGCCACACTCTCGCAGTGGCTGCGCTCATGCCCTTGAGTTGCTGTCGCTTCATCGCCGCTTATAACCGGTGCGCGTATGGCGTTCGTGCTGCTTTACCTGAGCATGTTCCCTTATTTACCCTCACATCGGTATGCTATACCTGCTCGCCATTACGCGACTCGGGGCAGCATCATGACTGCTGCATTGCCTTTCAGCTACGGTCTTACCGCTTTGCTACTTCAAATAGGCTTTCTCCTTAGTGCCGTTTACTCCCCTGCTTTGCAAAAGGCTCACTGCCGCTCTTGCTCAATCTGCCGTATACCAGCCAGGTTATTGTTGCCCTTCTCAATCACGGCCAGTAGCGGCTTAATCCAGAGCACAGCCTGGCAGTACGTTATTGAGCCGGCGGCAGCGGTACTATCATCGGCTGCGTCAGGTCCGTCGGTATCGGCGTGCATTGCGCTGGAACGTAAACGGTACGCGTATTCGAGCAGCCCACCAGCAATGTCAGCAGGAACAGGCAAATCACAGGTTTTTTCACGGCGGAGAATCTCCCGATATTCGATTACGGTTTCTTCGGTGCTGGTGTCGATCAGGGAGTTAAGCTTATTGGCATGTTCTGCAACCTGATTGAACCGATTGAAGTTGAATGCCTGGGTGGCGATCACCTGCCCCTGCAAAGAGTTGTCACTTCGCAGAACGTCGTTATCGCTCTGAAGGTTACTGGCGTCCGAGCAACTCTTAACGAGGGCGACCGAAAGGACAGCAATAACGACAACGCCGATAAGACCTGGATTAATGTTCATTGGTCCAGCCCCCAGCATGCCAGCGCACTTTCTTGGTCGCGCCGCTCAACCTGCCCATAGCAGCCATTCTTCTGGCCTTTGGTTAGTCGGCAATCACGGCCGCCGTCTTTAATCCACCAGCGGATAGCTTCACATGCCCCTTTCCGGTCACCAGCATTGATGCGCTTATAGAACGTCGAGGGGAAGCACTTACCTGGCCCGATGTTATACGGGCAGAACGAGGCTATTCCGGCCTTCTGCGGTTCGGTCAGCGGCACCCTGATATTGCGATCAACCCAAGCAAGCGCCTTATCCCGTTCGATGGCGTTCACCTGGTCGCATTTCGCCTGCGTCAGCTTCATGCCCTGGACCACCGATTTACCATCAACCATCGTGGCGCCGCGGCAAATAGTCCAGATACCACTGCCATCTTTGTACGCTGTCAGGCTGTTACCCTCTTTCTCATTCAGAAACTGATCGAGAATGACGGATGCTGGCGCACCAGCCAGTACCAGCCCCAGAACAGCAGCACTCAATTTTGCTCTGGTTCCCATTACTCACTTTCCTTTTGTAATGCCTCAACGACCACGCTTGCAGCAGCAGGACGCTCGTGAAGGGGTTTATCACCAACGCCTTTCAGATAGTCATTGACCATTTTTGTCCGCTTTTCGTCCTCTCTACGCCTGCGGTTTGCATCCACCCGCCCGTTTATGTAGGAAGCAAGCGAGATAAGCAGACCAGCAGCGCCAAAGAACATGAACACCAGATCCTGAGTGGTAAATCCAATGGCTGACGCCAGAGCTGCTACCCACGCGAAGAACTGCGTGAAGATGTTCCCTGAATCATTCATTTTCATGGTCTCTCACCTCGCTATGTGCGGGTGCTGTGTGGGGAAATAAAAAAGGCTGCCCGAAGGCAGCCTGAAATAATGATCGTGATGGCTGGAGTCGAACCAGCTTCCATCGGTGCGCTGCCGATTGGGTTACGCGCGCCTTGCGGTTACTTATCGCGAATTACAGCCGCAAAACTATTCCCTAGCTCGCCGCTGAGCTTGATCACAATGGGGATCGCTTTGCCGCGCCAGGGGAATGTGCCTGGTCTTACCGGGATGTAGTCACACACTCAAAGCGATTTCAATTGTCTAGAAACTAAAAAGCCACCCGAAGGTGGCTTGTTGTTCAGCGTAAGTGGGATACCCGCCTTCGCTTTAAGAGCAGCATTGTCATCCTTCAGGCGATCGACTTGATTTCTCAGTCGCTCGATTTCTTTCCCATTGTTATCAATGTCCCGCTGCTGACCTTTGATAATTTCTGTCTGGGAAGCCTGTACTTCTCTCGTAGCCTGTAGAGCCTTATCCATTTCGTCAACTTGGTTAACCAAGCGAGAGCCGAAAAAGCTAACTATTGCAATAGTTATCCCGACCATAATGGTCAGAGCCCATACTTTTGTTCCAGAAGCAGTATTTGAAGTTTCGTCTATAGACAGGCACCTTATCCAGATTAATACAACCCAACGTCTGCGCAGATCGTTAGTTCCGGGGGTATTCTATATGGATAAGGTGAGAAAAATCTTTAAAAATCAGATAACGTGAGAGTGTTTGGTTATTTAACGAGCGAAAGCAGCCAAATTCCCCATACAGGGATTGCAAAAAAGGTCATTGTGTAAACAATAGCTGGCTGTATTTTGTTCAAATTAAATTTCCTTAGTAGAGCCTTGAATGCGCTACAACTCCAACCTACCTAAAGATTCGACTTCGCACAAGAAGAAAAACACTACTTTTTTATCAAATTATCTCGGATTTTAAATCCGCTTTTCTTACCTGAAAGGTAATCAATGGCGCGGCATTATACGTGCATATACAAAGTTATCAACAGGAAATGTAGTTTATCGATGGCAATTCGTGCCATCAATACTGCCTTGTTGTATGAAGTGCTATCAATCGTGAGCTGGCAGAAAAACGATAATTCTCTGCCGATACCCTGGACATGCAACGCCCATCGTTAGAGCCAAATTAACACAGTTTCCGGAAAAGTAAATAGCTCACTATAGAATAATGAGCTATTTTATCGATCGCTATTTTGCAATCTGTTTAAGCTGCGCCTCCGCCCACGCTTCTTCAATGTCGAATTTAGTGATCAACTGGTCGTAGAACCGCTTAACCGACTTTTCCCAGGTGGCAACAGATATCGCATCGGTAATACGGCAAACAGCCGCGTATGCTTCGGTGGAGGGGATACGCTCATATCCACGTCCGCCGCAGCGCTTACAGTCGGCCAGAACCGGCACACCCTGCTTTTCAGTGAGATCCTGAT